TCAATGACAACTGCTCGTAGCATTTTTAAACAAAATGGTTATAGTAACGACGGAATATCTTTTGAGGATTTCTATAGATTATCTCAATTACCTTGTTCTTATTGCGGCACTCCGCCATCAAACAAATCTAATCAAGCTATTCACGTGAAAAAAGCATCTTCTTTTGCAAAAGAAAATGGAGATTTCATTTACAGTGGTCTTGATAGGCTAGATTCATCAAAAGGACACACTATAGATAATGTGGTCCCATGTTGTAAATGGTGTAACTACGCTAAACGTGAACGAACACTAGAAGTATTTAAAGTTTGGGTCAAAAAATTACATGACCATTTGTTTAGACAAAAAGAAACGGACTCTAGTTTACTAGAGTCCGTTTCGGAATTTATTCAGTCAGAAAGCTTATTAGGCTCCGATGACTACGCTCTTACGACCAGCGGCACAACCTCTTGGGTTAACAATGGCGATACCGATGATTTCGCTAACAACCCAACCCAACTTTAGTTGTTTTGGTTCGTCTGCTGGTAGGACTTCAATGTCTTGTCTAATAGGCATGACTCCTACGAATTCTGGGTCGGCCACGCCGTAAATAGTACCAGGTGGAACGATCTTACTTACCATAATGTCGGTTCCCCAGATGTGGGCGTAAAGACCAGTCTGTAGAACTTCTCTCATGGTTACAGGATCGAAGTCACCGCCACCAACGCCTTGTCCACCACCAGATCCCCACTTGAGGATGTCAGTGAACTCGTTGATGTTCATGAAGTACTTGGTAGTAACCAAGTCCCAACGGTCGATTTGTTGCTTGATTTCGACCAAATCTCTCTTTAGCAAACCTGCATCAGCGATGTCGGTTAGAGTGTTTTCAACAGAGGAAGCTGCATCAAGGGCTGCGAAAACGTTGGCGTCTTCTTGGGCCATGATTTCTTGACGAGCCTTCTGAACTGCTCTGTCGATTACGTTAAATCTACGACGCTTTACTTCAGCGATTCTAACTGTTGGGTTAGCGTAGATTTCGAACTCTGGGACTACAACACGGTCACCGAAGACTCTGGACTCTGGACCAGTACCGTTGCTGGAGATAACTACAGCAGCCACATCGATATCTCTATCGTAGGTTGGCATAGCACCTTGAGGTAGTGGGTCAACAACCAAGGCACGACGAGCGATACCGTGGTAATCCAAGTTTCTACGGATTGGGTTTGCCATAGCCTGAGCTAGAGCAATCTTACCGTCTTGAGTCATGATAGCACGTGAAATTAATTCATCACGCTTATCATCGCTCAATGCTGGTTGGCCAGCCAGACCTTGGTTAGCAGGAGTATTCTCTTCGAGAATGGCTGCGTACTTTACCAATGTCTGCAATGCATCCTTGAGGGATGAGGCGTTAACTTCGCCTTTAGCACTAAACATATTCATATGTTCTCCAAATTAGATGAAGGGTTTGCCAGTTTAACCAGCGAGATACACTCTCGTGTATCATAGAGCGCTTTATGAAACTCAATCCATAAAAGCGCTTGAACTTTAGCCTTAGAGGGCTGGTGGGACGAACGCAAAGACTGCGAAGGCGAACTGACGTGGGCCTACGGAGCTGACGTTACCGGATGGGCTGTTTAGAGCAGCGACCAAGGTGTTTGGAGTGGTTACCAAGGCACCGTTAGTAGAGAACTCAATCAAACGAGCTACGTTTGGAGCACCGGCTACACCAGAACCACCTGCGGTTGGGGTCAAAAGACCAGCAGCAGAATAGGTTAGGGCGGAACCAACAGTCAAAGTAGTGTTGGTTGGTTGCAAACCAGTGGAAGCAGCAGTGTCGCATGCGTCTAGAGAGACAGCGTAGAGACCTGGCTTATCCCAGCAAGTTACCTTGCCAGAGCCGGTTGCAGTGTGTGGACCAAGGACCGCACCAGTATAGGTGTTTGGACCATTGACCTGTTGACCAATAGTACCACCGACTACGGCTCCAAAGAGAGTTCCGTATCCAGTAATACCTTCGTCAGCTAGCATCAAAGGACGGCTTGTAGAAGCAAGCGTCTTGGTGACGGCTGGACGAACCGGAGAACCGGCTGGGTTGACGTATCCATCGAATACGTCGAAAGCGGCCTTATCAAGACCGGCTTGAGTAACACCTGGTTGAGTTGGTGCTGCGACAGCAGTGAAAGTAACTACTTCGCCACCCTTTAGGGTTAGAACTTCAGTATCGAGACCGTCGAATTGACCGAGTGGTTCGGTACCTGGTTGCAATAGTTTTAGAGACATTGTATTTTCCTATTAGAATCTTCAAATGCCTGATGGCATGGTTACTTACACTTTAACTTACTAAATCTTCACAACTCATACTTCTTTATTGATATGTTTTTAATAAAAAGTATGGGAAAGTTATTTAGATGATTTCTTATGCCTAGATCATCCGCCTAAAATTTCGCTCAAATTGCCCGGAACCTTAATATTGTCCCAAGGGGCCTTTCCCTTTTCCTCAGGGGCGCCTTGAGGGGGAGGGGTGCCTGGTGGAGTAGTACCACTGGCGGTAGGTGCTTGCTTATCTGGGGCGATTTCGCCCATTTGTGTTTGAGCACTAGCTAATTGTTGTTTAGCTTGTTGTTCCAAAGAATCAGCGGTTCTCATAGTGTCTGCAAGACCTTTAATATCCTTCATTACAGCTTGCAAAGCGTGAACTACATCATCAAAATCATCAGCAACTAATCCAGCTCCGCCATGCAAGAACCCTACACTGTCTACCATGCTGGTAAAAATGCCCTTATCTTTGATTTGTCTCTGTTTAAAAGACTCATTACTAAAATCTTGTTCAATCTTAGCAATGTAAGGAAGCAAAACTTTTAATTGAGCTTGAAACTCTTTGTATCCTTTGATTAATTCTTGAGTCTCGGGCTGCTTAGCCATTTCAACTAACTCTGGACCAGTACGTGGCTTCTCCAGTTTATCCAATAATGGCATAATCTTCTTAACGGCAGAATCCATTTGACCCATCTTCTCTTTAAGATCGTTTACCATCTGAATAAATTCAGGACGATACTCATATCCCACTCCCCAATTGGTATTGGAGGTGAGAAGGTCATCAATTTCTCCCAATAGCTTTTGATAGTCCTTATCCCACCCATCACTATGAAATGGAAGATGATTTTTGGCATAAACGGCACCAAGAATAGCTGCTACTCCGATAACAACGAACCAAACCCAAGCTCTTTTTTCTAGTTGTGGTTGTTCACTAGCTTGAAATAAGCAAGTATCAGCCAAAACGCGTAATTCTTCTTGATCACGATTGTCTAAATCGTTGGCGATTCTCACCAAAGACATCATTAGCTCTTTTTGAGCATACTTTTTTTGGTTAACATGACCGCCATAAGGGTCCTTCATAATAATATTGAGAGTAATATCTTGTCTCTCATTCTCATTTTCAACCAAACCATGTAGCTTGTCGTAAGAAGGAGAAATAACCAGTGATTCTGGATGGGCCACTTCTATGATATTACGCTTGTATTCCATCTCAGATGGAGCAGGCGGCTTATTGTAGTAAAGCTCAGCGATTTGCTCAGGAGAACGAGAATCCCAACGTGGGTTTTCCAGGCTCTTTTCCGTTTGTTCGGCGTGTTCGCCTTCGGAAATGAGACCCTTTTCCAGCGCAATTTTAACAAAGCTTTCAAAGACGTCACTTCTTCTCATTGAGTTCCCTACAGATACGGTGAATTATAGATATATGCTTCGATATTCCCTTGATTATTTCCTTATTGCCACATCATCGATGAAATAATCAACTGCTGCTTTTCTACTTGAGAAAGTTTTTGGAATGAAAACGAAATTATCATTAGCATGAGATTCGTTATACGAAGTGATATTATCTGCTACGGCTTGGAAAGCCGGAGATGACATGATTAAAGCTTCTTTACCAGAAAGGCCAGAATAAATCTTTTTTGCCCAGTCTACTAACATACTTCCAATAGAGTTACGGTTGTTAGGAACGGCCTCAACCCATGGACTAGCATGCGGCGGCTCTTGATAAGATGGGTTGGCTGGAAATTTGTGTTGTGTGGTCGTTGGAGTAGGTGCGGGAGTTTGTCCGCCTGGCTCTTTACTGCCC